CGCCTGCTTCCTGATGTGGAGCCATGCGCTCTACGAACTTGCGAGCGACCTGTTCCGCCTGCTCGCCAAACTTCTTGCCTACCATCACTACAACACCTTCTGGACCTTTGGGGAATGTGCCTGAATCACGATCGTAGAATGACTGTATGAATTCTGCCAGTTCTCGGACATTCAATCTGCGGCCTTCGCCTCTAGTCTCGTTGTCGTCACTCTGCGTGACTACCTGCTCACCACCACCTGTGGCCGCTGCTACTGCGGCATCGCCTGCTGCGGCTGCATCGTCTGTGGCAGGTTCTTCTTTGCCTGTGGCAGCCGGCTCTTCTGCTGCAGGTTCATCTACAGCTTGTTCCATGTCTCCAAAGTCTAATTCTGTTGCGATTTCTTTGGCATTTTCATCTACCCATGCTTTTATCATAGGTCTTACGTCTTCTTGGGGATTAGATTTCGCAGCATCTTTGATTTCTTTAAACAGCAGGGGATCTTCGATAATTCCTTTGAGACTTTCGATGGCGTTGTTGCCATCTACTCCTGCAGGAAATGTGTTTGCTATAAGTTTATTCAATGAATCTATCGCCACTAATTGATCTTCATCGCTCTGTATCGGGCTGTTCTCACCTAAATTTTGTATCCAATTTTCAAATTTTTCAAGCTCGCTGACCTTTTTGATTTCATCTTGATCTTCATTTTCGTCGAAATTTTCTGTGGTTAGGCCGACTATGTCATCATAATCCACTATGTTGTTTTCTTGCATAAGTTTGTACAATACAGGAAATACTGATTTGATGTCTTCTTTGAAATTTCTTACTGTAAATTTTTCTTTATAATCTTCAATTACACTATTAGGAACATCGACAGGTTGTTGTTCTTGGAAAGATTCTTTATAACTTTCATAATAACCTTGTTTGGCTAGCCTAAAAATAGTTTCTCTTAATCTTTGTAATGCTTGCTGTGACGTTTCTATAATTTGATTAGTGTCAGAATTCATTAAATCGTTGCGTACAACATAATTACTGAAACTTTTAAGTTGAGCTATTTGTTCGCTCATTTCTATGATGCTTTTTCCTATGGAATCATAAGGTAGACCGCCATTAGCCACATGTCGTTGCATAGCTCTAGCGCCGGCTAGATGTATGAACGGATATTTAAATCTTTCCCCGTCCTGGTTCTCTACGAATAACGCAGAAATATTACGACTTCTTGCGCCTGGCTGGGAATCGTCCATGACCGCTTGATTATGTTTAATAATTAATTTTGTATCCATTAAGTTTTGATAACTTACGGTTTTGGTTCCGTATAGTTGACTTTCGTTCATGACTGATTCTCCGACTGGTTTTAATATTGTATCTGTTGCCGCTGTTGGTTGATTACTGACAGTGAGATATGTAAAATCTCGTTTGTCTAGGTTGTCTTTAGAAATATCCCTGGTGTCAAAAGCCATTAATCTACGTTTGGCAAAATTGCGAAGCTCTCTTAGAAAACCGTACCATTTATCTTTTTGCTTTCCATCCATAGATTCTGTTATACCAGTGCTGAAATAAACTTTCATGGAATTAGGCTCTGCGAGACTAATAGTAACATGACCTATAGAACTTCCTCGATCTTGATAATCAAAATCGAAAAACCTAGCTGCTTCAGGGTTGATTGTAACAGCTCCTGTTTCTTCACCGAGTTTCAACCCTGAAAATCTACTTCTTATTTTAAAGAATAGATCGTTAGCGATATTATTTCTTCCGTCCATGATAGTATTTATCAAAAACTCGTGCTAATAAAAATTGGCATGGGCATCTGCTCTTCTGAGATTTTTTCGGTAATTGTATCATAAATTTTAGGATCCCAATCAGCTAATAAATTTGCCATGCGTATTATTAGCAGAGTTGCACTGATCAGATCGTCGTTTTCTCCTGATTTAGCACCAAAACCAACACCGTGAGCTACGTAGGTTTTAAGCTCTGATAATAGAGGTTTAGATCTAATCTGCATTTTTTTATTTTCTATAAGATTTTTTAATTGGCTACAAGCTGCGATTTTACTCCGATGAGTAGTATTAAATCCTTTTCGAAATTTTCGCACATGCCCTTTACGTATAGGCTCACTTAAAAATAAACCTGGAAAATTTTCTTCTCCGATATCACGAATTACTATCAGCGCAGCTTCTCCTAGTGTGTTATTTTCCACCGAGTAATATATTTGAGGATTCCCACCTTTCTCGGCTGCAGTCTGTTGTATATATTTTAATATTTCTCTCATGTGTTTTACTTGGGATTGTATAGGTGTTAAATTATGATGCCATTCCGCTACTTGGATCATCCTGGGCATTTCAAAAACCTGTATCGCCCCATAATCTCCGCCTGTACCTAAACTAGGATCAAGAGCTACTAGATAGGTAGCATGTGGATTAATGTCGTTATACCATCGTGTTTGTCCCATAGACATTACGGGGTCAACACCTTGCATTTCTGACAATTTAACCGCATTTATGAGAGTTTCATCAAAGATCAAGAACTCGCAGTCAAATTCTCTTCTAAATCTTTCTTCGCCGATTTTAGCACGTTCTATCTGTGCCCATTTCTCATCTCTATCAGGGTGCTCTGACCAGTGTGCAAAATATGGAAAAAATCCATTGATTCCTAAATTTTGTTCGTTGCCGTACTCATCGAATTTTTGATTAGCTTCGGTCCATATCACCGCGAACTGATCTTCGTCTGAGTTAGGAGTAGAAGTGATGATACATTTACCACCAGTTGACAGTGTGGGCGATAATGCAGTCCAAAACTCTTTGGCTTTTTCAGGCGGCTGCACGAACGCGAACTCATCGCAGTAAATTAATGACAACGATTTGCCGCGGCCGGTATTTTCTGTGGTTGTTGTGGCTTGTATACGAGCACCGTTGTCGTATTCTATAGTATTACGATTATAACTGTGTACACCCGCACGGATGAAATCGGGCAGATTCTCATAACCGTAGCGATATCGGTTCATTATGTCTTGCGCACCCTCATATTTGTGCGCAGCAATCAGGATCTGCGCCTCGGGTATGAACATGGTATACCATAATAGATAACCAGTGGCACAGGTAGTTTTTCCCATTTGCCTTGGCAACATAGCGATACACTGCTTGTTTCCATGATAAGCACCGATCAACCTTTCTTGATAATCATAGGGGGCAAAGGCAATAGCACCTCGAACAGGGTGCTGTATTTTTAAAAAATTTTTCATAAAATATAAAGGCCCGTTTATCGGATCCATGCAGGCCTCTATATGTTTAACTTCTTCTAGTGTATATTTCTGCGGAGCGAAGGCTTTTTTAACCAGTACTCCATCTAATGATTTTCCCATATAGTTATTTACAGAAAAAAATAGGCTCCGAAGAGCCTATTTGGTATTTGAAATATTAATTAAATGATAGACCGGTCAGTGTGCTGTCAGTAATAGTTACCGAGCCGCTGCCACCTAACTCTGCTAGTACATCTGCTTCGACCGCATCATACGAACTATTAGCACTGGCTTCTGTGGTCCCCGAGCCCTGGCTAGCACCATTATATGTGTTATTGCGATTTATCAGTGCAATAAATTGATTAGCACCGGATGCTGTAGGAACGCCTACATAATAGATCTCACCTAGCTGTTGCAGACCTCTTACAGCCTTGGAAAGGTTGCTGTTTGCTGCTGCAGGTGTGGTAGTAAAATTATAGGCAGACGATATAACTTTGATAGCCTGTAATTGTGGTGTACCGAATCTCGTATAAGGGCCTATACCGCTGACCCCATCACCTAATAGTTTTCTAGCATTATCATCAATATTGCCTGTTAGACCGCCGCCGATCGCTAAACCGTATAAATCTGCCATTATTTCGCTCCTTTTGTTTCTGCTAGCCTTTTCTGTAGTTCGGCACGGATTTGACTACGAAGATCGTTCTCTCCCATGCGGGTAATTTTTTGCATAGGGTTATCACCCACAGAGACTTTAGGATAGGTTCCATGACTCTTGTTCATACCGCCAGCTAGCTTATTAACCATGTAATCGATGTCTTTTTCTTCCTCTTCGGGTTCATTAACCCAGGCTTCTTTTTTATCTTCGTCGTCGTCAGGTTCTAGGTCATGATCGTCCATGTCATGATCTCCGTCCCCATCTCGATCCAGGCTAGCACCTAAACCTCCGGGCTGAGATCCTTCATCGTCTTCTTCTTTATCCTCACCACCCATTTTAATCATAACGTCTTTGGGTTCGTCCATATCCTTTTCGCCACCGATTTTATCGTCGTTATCTGCGTCTAAATCAGGCAGCATCTTTAAGGGAGGTAAGCTGGGCTTAATACTCATGATGCTAGGAGGAGGTGCCATAGAAGGCATAGGATCTATCTTAGGCATCATGTCCGGATTGACTTTCTGGAACAATTTCATCATCTGTTCGATGTTGTCCATGCCCTGCGCATTGAGATTGACGCTCATCGAAGGGGGAGGCGTTTCAGGTTTAGGTGGCATCCCCGGTGGCATCCCCATCGGTGATGCAGGAGGCATCATTCCACATTCCTCTGCTGTTGGTTGATTCGCAGGACGGTCTAGTTCCTGCATTTTGGCTAATAATTGATGAAAATCCATCGTGTTAACTCCCTATCGCGCTTTTTACGCCTGCTTTATCTACGGTGATTTTAGGAGCGGATCCAAGCACATCGGGATTTCCTTTATCGTGTCCTAATTCTTTTTTTCTTTCTTTGAGTGTTTTTTCTAAATCTTTGAGAAATCCTTTATTAAATTCATCTCCAAAGTACTCTTTATGCTTTATCTTGGTAGATTCTTTGTAATAAGGATCTGTCAGAATAGATTTTCCTTTGATATCATCATCTAAAGAAAGCTGGTCTATTTCAGAAGGTTCACCGCTGCCTCTTACTCTGAAACATTCTTCGTCTAATCCGATGCTCTTAACAAAATTAGAAATTTCCGGAGCGGTTATTGGATATTCAACCACCATATCGAATATGGTTATTTCTTTATTGTGTAATTCAGGAAAGTCTAATGGACTTTCTTGGACTGGGGTCTGAATTTTTTCAAAAGTCACTACGCTGTATTTTTCAAGGCTCTTTTTGAGATTTTCTTGAAAATTTTCAGGCAAATCGCCAGCCACTTTAACTTTAAAGCTGTAGACTTTTTTGTTTTCGATTAGATAATCTTTTAAAGTTTTCATAGTAATATTTAGCTCTTTTGACTTAGTTTTTTCATTAATTCATTTCTATCTGCAATTATATAACCCTGGCCGTTGATGATATCATTGGGGTCATCGTTGCTGTCTTTGTCTATTTTTAATTTTTTCAACTGTAATTCTACAGCTTTTAGCTTCTTGTCGATTTTTTGAGATTTAGCATCTATAGCATTTTTGAGCATAGTACCTGCCACTTCAAAAATACGTCCGCTGTACCTCACTTCTACGTTCATTCCTAGATCCATTAAATCATCATAGGCCTGTTCTGCCTTGGATGCTAGTGCATCTAACTCTTTCTCATCTAAGGTGTCTAGTTCTTTTATAACTGGTAAGGATTTGGTGATTTCTTCGACAGCTCTATAACTGGCTTCTGCAGAATCTACTTCTTCATGATTTTTTTTCTCGGCGATAGTTGATTCACCGGAATCTTTTTTTTCAAGGTTGAAAAGGTCTTCTAATTTTTTAGTCATAATTTTACTTATCGGCGTTTTTTTCCCTGATGAAAAATATCATCTTCGTTGATCACCCTGAATTTTACATTTTTCTGTTTGCACCAGGCACCGGCTGCTTCCCATTTGGCCTGATTTTTTACATATTGTTCTTGATTATAAAGACTTTTACCTACCCGTTCTCTTAGAGTTTGACCAGCAGGTTTCACTTCTACTACCTCGGCGTGTTTTTTTCCGTTTTTGTCGTTATAGACGATGAAAAAATCCGGAACATAGATAGTCTGTCTGCCCGTTAATGGATCTCTATAAGGGATCTGTATGCTTTCGCTGGCCCAATTTTGCACTCCTGGATGCTCATCTAACATACGCATGAACACGAATTCCCAGCTGCTTCTAGCCAACGGTGTTTTGTTCCCGATGTACTTTCCGGGATTTTTCATTTCAAAACGTCCCTGAGCGAATTTCATGCTAAAACGTTTCTCGAAACACTGTCGCTTCTTGTGGGCTGCGATTTATATCCTAACGTAGAAGTCGATAAACGATTATTGTTCATAATTTCTCCTACGAGAGAAGAAATTTGTAGTTCATCAAATCCTCCGAGAGTCTCTAACAGACTATTGATGTTCATTTGATCCAATTTTGCTTGTTTTAACAAAACCGCCGAAGTAGCTAACGCGGCATCATCATTGAAGCCTCGACTTTTAAAAAAAGTCAATGTTGCGTCCACATCGACTGATCTAAATTCTAGAGGGGCGATACCATAACTATCAAAAAAAAGTTTGGTCGCTTCGGCGTTGTCGGCTATCTCCGGAGAGGGCAAATTCGTGTTTGACATTATTCTCCTTCCTGGCTAACTATTACTCGCTGGTTAGCTTTAGTCTGTTCGTTAGCAGAATCTCTTTTAGGAAAAACAGCATTCGCTACTCCGCCAATGATTCCGGCTGCAGCATTTAGTCCTGCAGGACTCCTTAGGATATTGACAGCTTCGGCTTTTAATTGGTCTTTGCCTAATCCTTTGGCATTTTTATATGTATTAGCTATTTTGATCGCAGTTGACAGAAATCCGCCAGGACTGTCAAACGCGGTTCCGCTAGCGATATCTCCAAAGATACTTTCGAGACCATCGAGAACTCCTCCTTCACCTAGCAGTGTTCTGGTTCCGCCTCCAGCCACCGAAAGAGGAGAAGGTGTTGTGTCGTAGTGCAGAGTCGCGAAACCTTTAGGATTTCCTATACTGACAGTACCTCCGGAATATATCACTGCTTCGTATTCTAGAGTCATGGTATTTTCTACACCTTCACTGGAAGCATAATCTCCGCTTCCATGCGCCCAAGTTTTAATTCTAGGATTAACCAAAGTATAGCCCAAAAATCTTCTACGACTCATAGTATAAAGATTTACGGTCTTTAAAAATGGAACGGTTATTTGATTATCCATTCCGTATCTAAAATTATCTTGCGGAGTCTGGGTCTGCCTGTAATGATTGCTGTTGTATGCGGCTAAAGGATTGTGTCGATCTTTGATATAATAGCCATAATACAACGCCCACATAGCATTCACGATTCCAGCACTATCGTCATGAAAAGAAAGATTTATAGGATCATAATTGATCTGCTTGTAAATTATTTTCTTTCTGTTGTATTGATTTTTTAACACAGAATCGAATGTATATTTCGGCATATCAGCAGTTTTTACTAGATAGCCTATTTCGTTGGCATGTTTGTCGACAAATTTCGTAGACCTAACGGCGGTTTTATCTAATTCGAAATTAACATAGAACAAGAATTTTTGTCTTGGTGATAATCTAAATGTATCATCGATGAACAATCTTCGACCATGTCGCCAATCAGAAACTACACCTTTGGGATTAGTCAAACCTTGTCCTACACCACTAAGAAATCTCGTGAATTTATTTGCCATATGATTATTTATATAAACAAAAAACCCGGTAAAAACCGGGCTTTTTTGATCAGCGCAGTTAGCGTTAAGCTGCGCCGCCGCCTGTAGTTAGGCTTCCTAAGGTTCTCTCTCCGATGTCTCTTCCAACCCCCTCGAGAACAGAAGTAGTTCCTCCCTTGAGTTGTGTCATATTATCGAATCGTATGCTTAGAGCGACGGTTGCAGGCTCGTTGGTAGCATAATTCAAATCACCGTAATTGACGTTAGTCAAGAAACACCCCCATAAATTTACTGATTCTAGTGTGTTTACTTCTTTGGCTCCGTTGCCGCCGTCTAACACATCGATTCTCGTGGTAAATTTGTAATCGATACCTGAACGAGCTGATGCCTGTTCTAAGAAATCGAATTGTTTCTGTAGCTGCTCGCCGACAACTCGTTGAACCAGTCCAGTAGCGTCATCTCTTAGGTTCACTGAAATAGCTTCGAAACTATGCTTACCTGCCAAAAAGACCTTTGAATTGTAAACATCTAAGGTCATTTCTTCAAAAGTTACGCTGGGTCTAGTAACATCTACTACTTGTTTGGTTAATTCAACAACGTCCCCTGCTGTCACGCCAAAACCTGTAAATACCACCCTAAAGCGATATTTTAGTTTAGGCATCAGAAGACTCTGGTTAGTCACTGATCCATCGGTAGGTACGCTGAATCTATTTAAAGATGTAATTGGCATTAGATTTCTCCTGTGTTCTTGACACGTAGAGGAATGTAAATGAACTCAACGGCTTTGACTGGCTCAATGGCTATGTCTACCCAAAGTTCGTTTCTATCAATCCTGCTCGGTGTATTGTTTGACTCGTCGCAGACCACTGCAAAGTCAAAGATAGCTCGTAGACCTACTAGTTCTAATAACAGACTCTCTACAGCCTGTTTAACTTCGTCTCTGGTTAATTTATCGTTAGGTTCGAAAATATAAGGACGAGCTAATTTTTGTAATTGACTACGTAGGTAGACTACTAGACGTGCTACATTTATGCGATCTAAAGCACTGGCATTCCTTGCGCGAGTTTTCTGACCATAAGCCACTAATCCAACTCCAACAAAGAACGGAATCGGATTAACTTTTAGATCATAGAGCACATCACGCTGGCCTTCGTTGAGAGCCACTGTTTCGAATTCTCCGGTTAAGCTATCGATATAACCAACTGCTGTGGCATTGGTGATTCCACCACGACGTGTTCCAGCCGGAGCGAACCATGGAAAACTAGCCTGATCACTGAGTGTGATTGTTCTTAACATCATATGGCTGGCCGGAACAACAGCATTGCTACCACCTAGATCTGTGGTAAATCCGTTTGGATAATAGACCGCACAATATTCATCGTAGCTGACGATACCGTCATCACCGTTGTCCAATACCAGGTTAGCATTAGTACCCCAATTAATCAGAGAAGTAGCATCACTAGGTAATCTCAAAGGTGTATCACCTATTACAAATGCTAACAAACCTCTATCTAGATTTAGATTTATCAGATTGCTGAGCAATTCTGGATATCCTGGAGCAGCTATGATATTGAAATTACGTCTTTCTGTATCGCGTATCTCCTGGCTGGTATCGATCACGCTCTTCATAGCACGAACCACAACACCTCGCTGTGCTTTACGACCGAATGATCCGGAACCGTCTTCGTTATTAGGTGAAGCTGTTACCCAACGATCTGTTGCATAAGCCATCATACTCTCGCCACCAGAGTTTAGTGGATCAAATCGTAGATTGTCCGATGTCGTATCGATGTAATTGTTGGCATATCTTTTTACATTTCCGCCGCTTCTTCGAGTGTTCCACAGCAGCATACCTTTAGGATATAGTGCTGGATCAGGAGTATCTGGATCTACAAAATCTTCTGTTAGTAGATCTACGATAGAGGCTGCGGTATTACCATTAGCACCGCTCGAACCGTATCTCGCATCGGCAAATAAAACACCTTCTTCTGTGGTTTGATCTGTCTTATCAACTAGATTCCACTGTAGGCTTGTTGCGTCCCAACGATAGATAGTTGGGAAGTTTTCTAGATCAGCGGTACTGATCCACAAATCGCCTTCTGCTAGATCTGTTCCGTCGCTTTGTGTTGTAGGAGCTGTAGCTGCTACTTGTGGACCTGCTGGATCTGAAGTAGGATAAGCATTTTTATAACCTACCCATGTGTCGCCGTCGTGTACTAAAATATCAATTTGGCTAAATTCTGGATTGTACCAGAGTTGACCATCGATTGGCTCATTAGTCGGCGATGTTCTGCTTGCATCGAATCCCACTACAGTTAAAGGTTCCCAGTTCGAGACGATAAAGTCAAAATCACTGCTTGAACCTTGAGGAACACCATATAAATTAGCGATAGACATCGGGAACAACAGTGCGAACGGAGTACCTACTCCGTCTTTCACCCTGATCTCTCCGCCCGTTTTGTGAGAAATTATCACTCGGTTGTCATCGCTAACAGAAGCTTCGATATGTGTGAATCCGGCAGCATTTATGGCTGATGCCATCCTAACCGAATCTGCGGCATTTCCTTGAGCTTTAAATGTTACTTCTATCCCTGCGCTGAGTGCTTCTTGACCTTTGATGCTTTCGAACAGTGTAAACTTGTTATCGATTCCGGGAGCAGCACCGGCCAATGTCAATGATCCGGTCGTTATTATCACAGATGTAGCAGTAGTAGGTCCAGTGTTAGCTCTTCTCCAGATCTTAAATTCGGCCGTAGTCTGTTTATTATTTTCTTTACCAGTATATTCTATAGCATTAGTTTGGGTGAATAATAGGTTCGAAGCCAAGTTTAGTCCACCGCCTGCTCTGTCTAGAAAGTACAAAGCTGAAGCTGCGCTGGAATACATAGGAGACTCTACTGGTTCAAAGGCTGCTAACGCGGTACTGTATTTTTTAACTCTTAATCTAGCACCACTGTTAGGCTCTGTGGTGTTGATCCAAACCGATCCTGTCGGTCTCGGAGCTCCATCTGTTAATTTCCAATTAGGCACTTGAGTATGAGGAGTCTGTTGAAGTGCGGGACCGTGATAAGTTGCTGTATCTATCCCAACATCATCTAAAATATCTCCGGTGCCTGCACCTATAATTATGGCGTCGCTGGCTGTCGAATCTTCTGATGAAATATCACCAGTGGTATATAGATATAATTTGCCGCTTACTGCTCTAGCAAACACTCCTTGGTTAGTGTCTCCTACCAACTGGTTGATTCGAATAACTAAAGAATCTAAAGTGGTACCTAAATTATTAATAGTCGTACCGTTAATTGTAAAGGTGTCGGAGTTGTTGATCACTGTCACGGTTTCTGTTCCGATGATCGTAGGCCAACTCAAAGACCATTCTTCGCTGCCAACCGGGACCCAATCTCCTGCACTTACCCCTGAACCTACAGGGCCACCTGGGGACTTGTAAAACATTCTGGCTATGCCGTCTACATCTGCACGATATACCACAGCGTAATCGCCTATGCTGCCTACGGATCCTTGTGGATATCCGGTACCGCTGACGATTTTCGCGCTGTCGTCGTCATTTAATACTATCGGAGTTTTATTGGCGAATTTCTGACCGCCTGTGGTATCTTTGCCGGCACCGTTCCATTGTTTGATACCCCAACTAGATGTTGCTGTATCTACCCACCATTGACCATCGTCTGGCTCGGAGCCAGGAGCTCTTGATTCCGGTTCTAGCTGATCCAGATCAACATTGGCTCTGACAATAAATGCAGAATTTGTGACTCCTAACAGACTATAGGCCGCTAACAGTCCATATTCGTTTCTCTCGCCACCGTGTATGGGGCTTGCTGTAGCAGTTTTTTCAAAGAATGGCACACCAAAGAAATCTATAAGATCTCTTTGGCTAGTCATTCTAAATGCTTTGCCTGCATTTTCTTGCAAGGTACCTACTGCTGGACCTGTTCCAGCAGCATTGATTTTATTCTGAGCGGTAGCTACTACGATAAGAGGAGTAGTACCAGGTTCGGCTGGTGTATAAAAACTCTCGTCAATTACCGTAACTTGTACGCCTGGGGATACTAGTGTGCCCATTACTTTTTCTCCTGGTAATAGTTGCTTGTATTATTTAGCGGCAGATCTAAATTTTGGGTAGTTATACAAGCACTTAAAGGGGTAGAAAAGGTTTAAAATCATTAAATACTGCTATGAGACCACTATGTAAATGCGGCCAACGCCCAAGAGCGATCAATTACAGAAAGAATGGAAAATTGTATTATCGGAGCCTGTGTGAAATCTGTTTGGCAAACGGTCTTTATCACGGTATTCCTCGTTGGGCTAGATCCGGTTATAAAAAGAAAGATCGATGCGAAAAATGCGGGCATCGAAGCCCTCATCCTGAAGTATTTCGAGTGTTTCATTTAGACGGAAATCTAGATAACTGCAGGCCTGGCAATCTAAAAACTATCTGCTGTAATTGCTCTCAAATATTAGGCAAAGAGGGAATTACATGGAGACAAGGTGATCTTGTTGCTGACTACTAAAATTTTTAACTAACTCTTCCATATTCATATATAACTGGCTGATCAGACAGTTATTGTCAACGACAGCATCGAAATTCGTACCTACCCAAGCAGTTTCGGAAGCATGTATTTTGCGCATCTTTAACTCGTTAAACGCCATGTTGCTGCCTAGCTGGTTAGCGGCTAGAGCATATTGATACCAATCGGGTAATTCACCGCGCTGTACCCAAATAATCTTTCCGCCGGCATTGCGTATGCTCTGTATTTCATTAGGAAAACGGCAGTCAGAAATCACAACGTGATCTCGAGAGTTACGAAGTTTATTTTCTAGGCTAGCGATCCAGATATCATCATGGAAGGCTTTGCGGCAGACTTCAGTACCCCAATATTGCAGAACCCATCGTGGTGTGAGAGTAGGCATGGACAATCTCTCCGCCCACCATGGATCTACCTGCTCTCGCCATTCTCGGGCTTCCTTGGTACGCCCTTCCAGCATGGTCCTATCCCATCCGAACACCGAGGATACTGCGTCTTTTAGTGTGGATGCGAAACTTTCTCTACGAAACTCATGAAAGTTAACCAAATAATCGGCGATAGTGTCTTTGCCTGAACCTATAAATCCACAAATACCTATGATCATAATTATCTCCTCTTAGAGAAATTATATTATAGTTTTAATGCAATGTCAAATCAATAGTAGGGCTTTGGAGTTTTTGGTTTGCCCGTGTTTAGTCGATTGGCTAATACACTGGCGGTGTTGATAGTTTTGGTTCTTTGTGTTCTGCGAGCTGCTTGTACTTTGGTCCTGGCTCTGGTAGTTTTCATTCGCTGAGCCTGTGCTATATCTATAGGTGTATGGCATTTCGATGGATGGCTAACTTGTCTACCCGACCTAGGACCTGTGGTGCAACGGAATTTTAATTTAGTGGCCCCACCTTTGGTATCGTGTTTACCGACGCCCCAGACCATTTTCGCGGTCTCGTAAAACTCTTCGTCCTCTTCGAAAATAAATTCTGAAGCTTTCATCCTTTGATCCAGGTGTATCCCGAACCACCTGGTACCTGTGTTACTAGTTCTTGCGTTAATCTTTCTATATCGGCCTGCCCTTCTGCTTTCATAGCAGCTCCGTTAAGCGCTGTGCCGCCCGTCGGTCCGGCGATACTGGCGAATTTTTCGCGAGCCTGGCCCAGCATGATTTTGCAGTTGGCCAAAGAATAATCTTTGATCCATTGTCCTGCATATGTGTCTGTGATTATAGCGAAATCGGGTTTCACATTGTATACCTGTAGCATCACCTGCTCGTCGCCTCTTGGGCGCTGATGAATAGTTAATTTATGAGCCTGAGGATGCCAAGTAAAGTTTATAAACGATCCAAACATCTTACCTACTAGTTCTTGATAGCCTGCAAAAAGTTCGTAAGTCAAAAGTCCGCCCATATTCGTAGAGCTAAGGAGATAGGTATTAGTATAGGCTAGATTAAAAGGCTCGAAAACCGTACCTCCTGTGCCATTGCCTGTACGGCTACCCACGCTCCTTCGGAAAATCTGTCTTACCTGTTGTATTTCTGAAGGAAGTATATAATCATTTTCACTTTCTGTAAGTGTTAAAAATGCATAACTTTCTTCTACAGAATTGTCAGATCGTTGTCTAAAAACCGCAAGAGATCGTTCTAGTGCTATCGAATAATGTTCTGGATCTAGCTCTACATCTATCATTCCAGAGCCCAACATTAATCTGCAATAATTAAAAACTTCTTGTTTATCTTGATCGTTTGAGTTCATAGCAGTATTTATCGTAGCGGGTAAATATATAACTATGCCAAGATTAAGTCTCTATAGACCAGAAAAAACCAGCGATTACAGATTCGTAGATAAAACTATTTGGGAAATGTTCCAAGTAGGGGGCACAGATGTGCTGATCCACAAATATCTAGGTACTCTTACCCCCGAAAAGGGTTCTCCGAGCCAGCCTAAATATCCTACCACCGATCCTTTTCAGATACAAGATCTTCTTTTTTTAGAAAATAGAGACAGGAAATATGATCCTGATGTTTATATTTTAAGGGGAGTATATAATGTTCAAGATGCTGATTTCAATCTGAGTCAGTTCGGTTTATTTTTACAAAATGATACGGTTTTTGTCACGTTCCATATAAACGACACAGTAGAAAAATTAGGAAGAAAACTAATCAGCGGTGATGTTATAGAACTTCCTCATCTCAAAGATGAACATGCTCTCAACGATCTACAATTCGCCCTTAAAAGATTTTATGTCATAGAAGATGTGAATAGGGCCGCCGAAGGATTCAGCAATCTCTGGTATCCGCATTTATACAGAGCTAAATGCAAACCATTAGTAGATAGCCAAGAATTTAAACAGATTTTAGACAGGGTCGCCGACGAAGATAACTTTAAAGGAGTCTGGGAAGAAAATCTAACCTACTATAAAAATGATGTGGTAGTAGGCAGTGACGGAAAAAACTACACTGTGATCGTAGATGAAGTATCTGGAATATCTCCTCCCGACTCTGATTATTTTGAATTAGCTGACAGCCTTAGAGATATCATTTCTACTTACAATAGAGAAATGCAGATCACCAAAGCAGTATTGGACCAAGCCGAGGCAGACGTTCCAAAAAGCGGTTATGACACTACTAAATTTTATACTATACAAAAAGACGAAAGTGGAAATATCGAACTATCTTTGGCCAGTGCCGCAGATACTATTATTCCCAGCACTGATGCGAATGGAAATCCTCTTCTCGACGACCAAGGAAACGAAATATACATGTCGGTTTCGGCCAGCAGCCAATTTCAGTCGGCCGAAAAAAACGGGTATGAAGGTTATCTAGTAGGAGACGGTATTCCACCAAATGGTGCAGCATTCAGCAGCGGTATCGCGTTCCCGATCAATCCCATCAAGGGACAATATGCTCTTCGGACAGATTATCATCCCAATCGTCTTTTTCGATATAACGGAAATAGATGGGTAAAATTAGAAGACAATTTAAGAATGACTATGAGCAATCTCGGTTCTAGTGATGTTGGAGCGGTAGCACCGTTTGAGGGCAAAGACGTCAGACAGAACCAAAAATCTACGTTTATCAACAATAATAACACAGGTATAATTAACGGAAAGGTCATCAAAGAAAGACAGAGTCTAAGCAAGGCTCTTAGACCAGAGGCAGACGAATAATGGAACATTTTTACGACGGTCAAATACGAAGATATGTAACTCAATTTATGCGTATTTTCATAGGATTCAAATATCAGGCCGGCGACGGAGAATTAAAAACCGCACCAGTAACTTATGGGGATATGAGCAGACAAGTAGCTACTCTCATAAGAGAAAACTCAGAAAACAAATTGCCATCGGTGCCTCGTATCGCCTGCTATATTACAGGATTAGAATTAGATACGAGTCGAATATCTGATCCGAGCTTCGTTAGCAAAGTGAATGTAAGACAACGAGCTTACACTCAAGACGAAGAAACCGGCGAAGTTGAATATCAAAACTATCAGGGAGGCAGCTATACTGTAGAAAGATTGTTACCTACTCCATATAAAATGACCATGAAAGCTGATATATGGACTTCGAATGTAGATCAGAAATTGCAATTTTTTGAACAGATAGCAGTGTTGTTCCATCCTAGCCTAGAAATACAGACCACAGATAATTACCTAGATTGGACTAGTTTAACCGTAGTAGATCTAAAACAAATAGGTTTTACAAATAGATCTATTCCCGTGGGGACCGAATCAGAGATTGACATCCTTAGCATGGATTTTGAAATCCCCATATACATCAGTCCTCCTGCTAAAGTTAAAAAATTAGGAATCGTAAAATCCATAGTAGCTAACATTTTTTCTGAAGAAGGAAATATAGTAGATCTCGATAGTTTGATTTTTAATCAGCAGGTCGGTACAGCAGTATGGGGTTCTGAAAAATTTAGAGTGCTGCTATTTAAAAGTCAAAACGGCCAGTCTAATGACTACGATGTGTCTATAATCGATCCACCGGCCACTATAAAGGCGATGAAGATTCCAGAAAAAGATATCAAAGTGGGCGGAAAATTAAATTGGTATCAGATATTAGAACTGTTGGGAGGTTATACTGCAACTAGTAGAATTATCTTTACACAATCATCCGGAAATGAAATGTCAGGTACGTTTGCAGTTAACCCAGTTGATCCTACAATAATAGTAGCAAGTTTCGATCAAGACACTATACCACAAAATACACTGATAGCCAGTTCGATTACTGGGATGCCTAGCAAAGGTACCGTTGATGCTATCGTAGATCCTTATAAGTTCAACCCGTTATCTAGACCCGATGGAAGAACGCTAGGAGTTAGATATCTAATGTTAGATGACGTTAATCCTAGTATTAATCGTGGCGGTTTAATAAAATATGGGCAAGATCCTGCGGACGGTAGCAGCCGGGATCCGTATGATGGTCCAGACGCCTGGAAGAATCTAAACGGTACAGATCCATTTATACCTGCTAATAGTATTATAGAGTGGGATGGGGCATCGTGGAAAGTGATATTTAATCCGTCTGCCGCATCAGGGAATACTATTATACAGAATCTTCGAACCTTGATAAAGTACAGATGGACAGACGGACAGTGGCTCAAGGCATTCGAAGGCGAATATGCACCAGGATACTGGAGATTTGATCTCGAAGCATGATAATTAAAGGTATGCAACAGCGTGCCGGTTTACTATTTCTTTCTAAAAAATCAGGAAGAATCTTTTTGATTTTAGAAAATCAATATTGGACGGTTCCTACCTTTCCAAGAAAGACTGTTATCTTAGATGATGCAGAAGATCTTCTTAAAAATTACGGGAGAGGAAAAATTGTTCCTATTGAGCTTTATCTATCAAAAGACAACGGTTTTGAATACGGGACTTATGTTTGCTTGGTAGAACAGGAATTTTTAACCGAGGTAGCATCAACCTACTCATGGAGTTCTTTAGATCACTTACCGAAAAATCTTCATGGCGGACTAAAGAATACATTGAATGATCAAACTATTAAGATTAAAATAGAAACTATATTGGAGTTAGAAAATGCTTTTATCGCAAAATGAAAAATTTCTGAACGAGTATTCGAATTTTAAAACTAGAATCGAAAAAATTCAAAACGAGCAACAAAAATCAGACCTTATGGGATTACTTAACGAGATGGTATCAACAGTTAAAGATATCGATAAGAAACACGAATTATTGGCTATGCGATCAAAAATGCCGACCCCTGGAGATGATCCTAGAACCAAATTATTCGATTTAAGAAAAAAGATAGATCTTAGACTGAGGGAATACGAGAATCTTAGACGATATTAGATCGAAGCAAAATTCTTTATACTAATACTACCTACCATACCAACATGAGCACTACACTGATAACGATATCCACCGGAAATACTGTCAGGGATCTTCCAGTACAATGTACCAGAAGTCTGGCCTTGGGCCGACGAACCTGTAGAAACCACGCCAGTGGTAGAGACATGAATCAGCCCGGTACTGTAGTTCGCGCCCGCTCCAGTCTGTATCAAGAAAGGATGTCCGGACACTGACAGTTTGAATGCTATGGTTGCTCCGTTTAGGGCATAGACGGTAGGATTGTCTGTGGTTCCGTATTGATCGAATCTGTAGGCACTGGCACCTTGATTGGTCACTGATAGCATGGTTATGGCAGGCATGTAGATCGTATCTACCGTAGTTCCTGCAGAATCGCTCAGGCCAGTAAATGCTGTAACTCCTGCGCTGACGGTGCTGGTGATAGTCACAGTGTCTGTGCTGTCGTTTGTGGTTATAGAGATGCCCGTACCTGCTGCCAGTGTCAGGGTGTCCGTAGCGGAATCTGCCACGACATTGCTCTGACCGGCGACGGCTATGGTAGTAAAACTATCAGACGCATTACCACTGTTGGTGATGGTTATCGTATCTGTGCCCGCATTGGTGGTGATGGTAATACCTGTGCCTGCTACCAAGGTCAATGTATCTGTGCTGGAATCTGCTACCACGCTTGATTGGCCAGCTACAGCAATGGTGCTAAAACTATCAGAGGCTCCACCGCCTCCTGCGACCACCGCCCAGGTATTGTCGCCTCTTAAGAATGTTGTAGCGTCTCTGGTTCCTGCTGTACCTAATCTTAAGACTGGAACCGTACCTGATCCGAGATTCGTGGCATTGAGAGAAGTAAGATTCGCACCACTTAATGCAGGCAATGTGGCTGGGAAACGAGCATTTGGTAGGGTTCCTGAACTTAGATTGTCAGCATCTAGATTAGTTAATGTTGTTCCAGAGCCAGAAAATCCAGAAGCAGTGATAACTCCGGCATCATTGATTGACGCGGTGCTGTTTTTGATATTGTTGCCGCTGGTTCCGCTGTATCTCACTATGGCATTATTGACATAACCGCCTAGCACCGAACTAACATCCCCGGTTCCTGCACCTCCGGCACCGGGAGGCCCTTCTGGTCCTTCTGGTCCTTGCAGGGTCGCTGTGATCTGTCGGCTGCCATCCGGAAATACCAATTCATTACCGATAACGACATCTGATTCAAAATTCACAGCAGGTATAAAAGTAATAGCACTGCTATCAGAGGATGTTATAGTGTTTCCAGAAAACTCTAAATCTCCTGCCGATGCTGTGGAATTTATAGTGTAAACTCCTTGGTTTACAACCAACGAAATCCCCGACCCTGCTTCGATATCTATCACCCCCGAATTCGATATAGTAGCAGTACCATCGCTGATAGCGATCGAAATACCCGTGCCGGCTTGTAAGTCTCCGATGCCACTAGATCCTGTTCCAGGATTTGAAATAGAAATCGAAGACCCCATATTGACATGATAATAACAGTGGTAATATAAAGTCGAAGGAGTGTCGTTGGTCACAGTTATCCATACTTGCCTAGATGTAGAAGTATTAAATTCCACGCCATTATACCTAGATCTGCTAACCGATTTTCCGTTTAACCGGTACACAACATTATCGACGTATGCAGTACCTCCGCCTAATGCTCCATTAGCGTTATCAGCAGAAAAGTTTACGGGATGAGGATTAACTGTGCTATTGTTAGGATTAGGAAAAAAAACGTTAGTTAAATCTGACTGGTCGAATACATAGGTATATCCAACGACCATCGTCAATTCCGGCCAATATTCTCCGTCTACCTGATACTTGTTTCCAGAGTTGCCAATCTGCGGGGCAACTACGGTAAAGTCAAAGATTACCTTAGCTATGTCAGCTACAACTAGTTCTTGTCTTATATTGTTTTCAGTTATAAAGGAAAATCCGCCTTGCCGAGTTCCGTCAAAGATACGTAAAGTTTGATTATCGAAATCGTAAAAAATTTCACCTTTGTTGCCGGATCTCCTATCTAGATAGGCGGCATCCCTAGGCAAAACCCGATAAAAATTAAATGTAGGTGTTGTCGACATAGTTTCTTCGCAGTTATATGATATATTTATCGTTCATTATTTTGAATCACGAATAAGAAAAGTGATAAATTAAACATGAAGAGGAGTTTTTATGGGAAGATATAAAGCGTATTTTGACGAAATTTGGAAAATCCGTGCAAAGAAAAAACCTATAGGTATCAGTTTATTTGGTGTTATTTTCGATAATAGCACACCTTTTACTCCTGGAAACATGCTTAAGATCGCCGAAGGCGCAGAACTAGGACTACAGATGCTGGCTCAGAAAGGTTATGATTTCTTAATAATATCAGGTCAGCCTCCTTTGAGAACCAAAAATCTCGAAATCCAGGACTTTGACAATATATTAGGATCTGCCAGAGATCTCATACAGAAGCTAGGAGGCCAGATCAAAAATGCCTACTACGCACCTTCTACCGATAAAAATGATCCTTATGTAAAACCCAACACCGGAATGTTCGAAAGAGCACAAAATGAATCGCAGATTGTCTGGGAAGGATCTTATTTTATCGGTGTTGAAACCGCAGATATCAAATGCGCTGCAAAAATGAAGGCCATTCCGGTCATAATTCGAAGCGAAACAAATAAAGATCTAAAATTTAAAAGTTTTGAATTAACTAATAACGTTAAAGTCCAAGAATATAATAATCTAGTCGATTTCGCATCTTCTGTATCTTCGACATATTCGTAATCATCGAAAATTATAATTTATTATTAACCTCCTAGTACTAGTCGACGGCGGTCTTCCGGCATGTAAGGTTTGACCATCAAAGAGGACTGCTCTACCTTTTCTAGGAGTGATGCGTTCGACGATTGTCAAATGTCCGTCTATGCGATCAAATAACGCAGTGTCCCCATCAGAATCGATGGCATAATATAACATCACATTGTGAGGAAAATTCCAGTCTACATGCGGAGTATTGAACATATCGTCTGTGAATGATAGATCTAATTCTTGATTATTCACCTTGATTCTGTGTATAAATTCTGCTCGAAAATTATTTTTAACTAGAAAAGTTTTTAGTACATTGGTAAAATCTTGATGAAATACACAGCTAGGATTATTGTCAGTCATAACTAAAGAAACCAGCTGAGGAGTTTCTTTGAATCTCGTGTCATTTTCGAATTCTTTTGATAAGTCATACCCCACAGTGTGGTCGCAGGCAACTGTCCATATAAAATTAGGATTATCTATTCTAGATATTATAAGATTCTGCTGTTCTTCATCAAGAAAGTCATCGCAGATCATGCAATAATTTGTTGTCGTTGTTTTCATGTTATCAATCTTGACATCAAAAAATAAGAATCGAATCGATCTTTGAGATCATATGTCCAAGTATTTAATACGAATTCTGTTATGTCGAATTTTAGAGATAACTCTTTTAATCTAAATTCGATCTGATCTACGGTTCCGATAATCGCATTAGAATTCCATTCATCGATTTTTTCTTTTTCTTCGTCGCTATAATTGTAATTTATTAGCTCATCGGGGTGCTTCAGTGCTGTACGCATGCCGTTTTCGAACTGTGTTCTCCAATGATTTCTCGTAGAATTCAACCATAGAGCTTTTTCATAGCTGTCAGCTGCTATGCAGGAAATACAGACGTTCAATTTCGGAGTAGGAAATCTTTTGCTAGAGATATATTCATTTCTATATATGTCTAATGCTTCCGGCATTCCTGCGCCGTCATTGAAAAAATGAGCGAATGAATAAGGTAATCCTAGCTCTGCGGCGATGGTCGCACTTTCTACGCTGCTGCCTAACAACCATAGTTCTGGGCTCGAATATCCTAAAGGATTCGCAGTGATCATTCCGTGGCCGTGTATATGGTCTTCTGGCAGCGGTATTCCATCTAACCAATGCAGTAGTTCTCTAATTTTCATTTTATAATCGCTAGACGGATCGAAATTTTCGTTGATAGCTCTTGCTGATAATCCGTCTGCACCGGGAGCTCGGCCTACCCCCAGATCTATCCTATCTGGAGCGAAGGATTCTATCACCGAAAATTGCTCTGCTACTTTATAAGGGCTATAAAAATGCAGCAATACTCCTGCGCTACCTACTCTTATTTTTTTTGTAGACGCTGCAATAGCCGAAACTAGGATTTCCGGAGCAGTTCCGGCGACTGTAGGACTATTGTGATGTTCAGATACCCAGTATCTATAATAGCCTAATCTTTCGCAATTCTTAGCCATTTCGATCGATTCGATAATAGCTTGACTTTGGGGGATCGAATCATTGACGATAGACTGATCTAATATAGATAATTTCATGGCTGGTTCAAAGTAAAATTTAACCCAGTGCAGCTATAACCTATGGGATCCGAACTGATAGGTTTATTATAAAAACTATTAAAGGCTAGACTTTTCCTATTTTTTTCTCCCAGGTTAGGAGTAACCCAATGATACATATATGAAGGAAAAATTAAAAGATCAAATTTTTTAGGAGAAACAAAAATTTCTGTAACGTTATGATAATTTGGAATTCCTCGGTGATGAATCGTTCCCTTGGACCTGTTATCTACGATAACAACTTCTCCACCGCGCTCTTCTTCTATGTCTAAATAAAATGTTCCGCTTAACACAGAATTAAAATGATTATGCATATGATGTCCGGCGCCCGGTTGACAAAAATTTACCCAGCTTTCGGTTATTTCAAGATCATTATCTTCGACGCCCAGTATATCATATCTGTATTGGTTTAGATATTTCGTTATGATTTTTGTTAGTTGACTGTTTTTATATCTGTCGGTCAACAACAGCTTATCAAAAGTCATTTTGTTTCCAGCTTTATTTTCAATTAATCTTGGATCTTTGTAATCTTTTTCTAAATCTTTTAATATGTTTTCAATTTCAGCCATATCTAATTCTAAAGATATGTTGGCCTGGATATATGTGATAGGAAATATATGATTGTACATTTTTTAATCCGTAAAAATATTTTTAATTCCGTGCCATTCGGCTGCCCCCGATGGCCATGTCCAGCCAGTGACTGAATATTTTGTTCCCTGCTCTATAGGGGGTACCTGATGATAATGCGTGATAGTCGACGGCCACATGAGCAGATGCCCTACGGGAGTTTCTTTATTGTTGAATTCTTGCCTAGGGAATTCTAAACAAGCTCCCTGATACCCATCGTTTAATTTGATATTCCAGCTAATCGCACTTAAATCATGATGTGGATTTAGATGCCGCTTTCCGTTCTTATGGTACTTTAATATAAACGGACTTTGCCATCCCGGAATTCTCGCGTAGGGCCAAACTTCTTTGATTACGGGAATTAGATCTCGAACGTAGTGCTGGACATAATCTTCGAATAGATATTGGCTAATGTGAGAGAAATACAGAGCGTTATAGCCTAAATCCTCATCTTTTTGTTCATGAGAGTGGAATCTATGATCGTGAAATTCTGCTAAATCGATCAGACCGCGGCAAAATTCTTCCGTCCAAAAAGGTACAGTGATGAGATCTTTATGGACTGTGTAAGTTTTGCCGCTATCTGGGTGTATTCCTTTGTTATAATCGATGATCATGCATATACTTATTTGCGATCGATTACTTGATTATCAACTCCGGCTTGTATACGCTGGGGAATTTATAGGCGTTTTCGTGCCACCAAACCATGTCTTTAAGTTTTTGTTCGGTTATATTACGGCGTATACGATCAACTACTTGGTTTCCAGCATCGCCTATAATCCATTCATATTTGCCGGTGTCTTTTTCCAGTGCAGCGGCTGCTTCGGGATCCGTGATCATTTTAGTTAGAGCGGCTCGAAGTCTTTCTGTGTTAGGATTGCCTTTGTTAACCCATAGTGCCTTTTGTAGAACATCTCTGAAATTCCTACTTAATGTATAGGCATCGTATAGGGGACCTTTTGGATCTACTCCATGCACGTTTTTAAACTGTGTTTCAAATCGGTATCCTCGAGGAAAATTAGGATCTTCATTTTGCCGCCTGGTATTAAGATCATAGACGCCGTGATGGAACCAAATTTCTGCATTGCTTTCTGGGCTTGTGTAGTGTTTAAACCATGCTACGACCGATTCGCGAGCAACGTTAAATTCGCCTCTCATAAACCCCAGTCTTCGTTCGCTGCCTTTAACTCCGTTCACCCAAATAGCATTTTGATTCCAACAATCTAAATAGGTCTGCATAGTCGGTAAATTGCCGCAGAGTAATAGCGCAATAGCCATTCCGTCTGTTTCTTGTCCGCTGCTACCTGCTATCCTGGCTTTCTGTCCTTGCATTTCTGCGCCTTTCTTTTTGCCGACCACGATATTGAGATTCATCATTCCGATGGAATCATAGTGTTTATAATCATAATCAACGCGATCCACCAGATAGCCTATCCCGTTGCCGCCATGACTGACCATGATTGTCTTTTCATCAAATCTTAATTTGTTATGAAATTCATTGAAACCGGAGATATCTTTGGCTCCCGGAATATGTTGTATAACTATTTTTTCGCCTAACTGTTTTTCTAAATGTCTGGCTATGATATCTGCCCAAACAGCAGTTCCGTTGCCCGCTGCTTGTGGTACTATCATTCTAAATTCAGCAAGTGCTGGTAAATTTAAAGATAGCAAAAATGCTATTAATATTTTTTTCATGACATCTCCTAATTAAAGTTTATACCATTAAATTTTCTTACGCTGTTGATCACTATTAATATAGAAACAATCAACAAGGCCAGTGTCAGCGGCCTCGATAAGATTTCACTCCAGGTATATAGAGTAAAACTTTGTTGTGTATAGTTTTCAAATTTTTCTGCAACCACATAAGCTAATAAAATCGCCGGTCTGCTTAATCCGATTTGTTTGGCAAAAAAACCAATAATTCCACAAACAACCAAAATATATAAATCATTGATAGTTCCGGAATATTGAAAACTGCTCCAAACGACCACAGTTGAAATTACAGCCGCATAGATCCATGTGGGAATTTCTAAAATCTTTACTATCCATCGGGCAATGAATATACAAATTATAAAACTTATTACAGTACTGATTAAAAAACCACCAGCAATAGCCCACATAAATTTTTGATCTTCTAGCAGAGACGGAGTTCCTAATTCAAGCCCTAACATTATACATACCGCCATCATTATCGCAGCGAATGGTGCTCCAGGAATTCCAAACAATATTGTCGGAATTAAACTTGCAGGCTTTTGTGCATTGTTGGCCCCTTCGCAGCCAATAAGGCCTTTTACATTTCCGTTACCAAACTGTTCTTTTGGGTGCTTTGCCACAGTGGCACCGTAGGCCATCATATCCCCTGCACTACCGCCTATACCGGGAAGTATCCCTGTAAAAAATCCTATCACACCGCCTCTCATCATATCACGTCGATGTTGCCAGCAATCGCTAAAGCCTTGTTTTAACTGTGACCAATAGTCGACCATAGGGGGTGGTTTTTTCATTTTTCCCCGTAGGCAGTCTATGATCTCTGGAACAGCAAACAGGCCTGCAATGATCGGAACGATTTGTATACCGGCAGCGAGATAATCCCAACCAAAAGTAAATCTATATGCGCCGGTTCCGGGATCCTGACCTATCATTCCGAGAAATAAACCCAAAGCTACACTTGCGATGCTCAACATGGGATTTTTAACAGTGATAAATCCTACACATGCAAGACTTAATAACATTAAAGCTGCAAATTCTGGTATACCAAAAAATAGAATTAATTTGCTGTAAAATGGCATGAGGCCAAATGCTAACAACCCCCAAAACAAACCATTAACAGTAGAATCCATCAATGCGATACCTACGGCCCTGGCACCCTGACCGTTCCTTGCCATTGGGTATCCGTCAATAATCGATGCCGCGGTGCTTCCTGAACCCGGTATTCCAGTTAGTATGCTGGTGAAGCTATCGCTGCTGCTAACCGCTCCAAGAAAAGCAGTCATGAAAACAACACCCAGATAGGGATTTCCTAGAAAGCTATCGATCATTCCAAAAACAGCCAATAGGCCGATCGTGGCTCCTGCGACAGGAATGACTCCCACTATAGTACCATATACAGTTCCTAACATTAACCAGATTATATATTCCATTATTTCAACAGAGTAACTAACGTGTCTGGGAGTTTCACGGATGGCTCTATGCGTTTACCGAAATTCTCTTCGATCCAATCAGCGGATATGTGTTGCCACACGAGATTATGTTTTTGTGAGAATTTAAATATTGATTGATTCATCCTCATAATTTCGTTAAGCATCTTTACGCTGTCTTGATAATAGGGACGATAATCTGGATACTTGATAGTAAATCCGCCAGCTTCGTGCCACCAACTATAACAACTCATTTCCGGTCTATAAACCAGCATGATCCAATCATCGGGGTAGCGTTGTTTGATTTCGTCTAATTGATAGGCCCACTCATGGCTTTTCAATATCCTAGTTCCGTTGACATTCTCAAATCCGAGATCGAGATTTTCTTGATCTAGGCTAGTGTCATTTTCCCATCCTGTTCCGAAGTAAATTCCTAGATGTCCAGAAAATGCGTGATGTGAATATTGACGTTGTTGAGTTCTATCGCTGACGTTAAAACCAGGTATATTGTCCTCGATATTTTGCGCGATTCCGCTCCACCTACTGCCCGGAGCTCCTATCATGAATATTTTATTTGGTAGCATAAGTGATTAAATACAGTTGAAAAATTTGTAAGAACTAATTTTTTTTACGTTTTTACAAATTTATTTAGCAAAAGTAAAAAAAATCTTATGAATACGAAAATTTTTCAACTAATTACAAAAAATTTAAAGTCCGCCTTTAATTTACCTAAATATTCCGCAGTTCTTGAAACATTAAGTCCGGATACCAGGATCGATTTCCTCCCGTGGACGCCGGCGAGATACGAAAAATTCAAAGCTGCTGTTGAACAACCGTTAGATTTACATATAGAATTTACGGGGTCGGTGAAAGAAATCACTGATAGATTGGATAATCTTTATATGGCTAGATTTTTTTCCGAAATCTGGCGCCCTAACACTGACGTATACATGTATTCGGGATGGAGTCTAGTCGACGAAATCAATAAACAGAATCCCCGAGCAGTGCTAGATGTAGGCTGCGGTTATAATCAGTTTAAAAATAGGATCGAAAATCTAGTAGGGATCGATCCGTTTAATAACTGCGCAGATTACATGGTCAGTATAGCAGATTATGTTGTAGAAGAAAAGTACGATCATATACTGGCTTTAGGATCTATAAATTTCAATGAGATACTCGATATTCAAAATAATCTTAAAAAGTGTACAGACCTGTTAACCGACGGCGGCAAAATTTATCTTCGAGCCAATCCGGGAATACAATGGAAAACTGGACCGTGGATAGATATATTTCCGTGGAATTTCGAACATGCTAACAACATCGCTAAACGATTAGGGTTGAAATTGCTGACATTTAAAAAAGACAACAACGATCGTTTATTTTTCGTTTATGAAAAATAAATACAGATTGATTTTTTTACCATAATTTAAGGAGCTAACAAAAATGAATCAAGATTTTCTTAATGATTATTTTAAAAATCATTGGAACCCCGCTGGAGTTTATGCATTCAGTTCTCCAAAAACTATAGCATCTAAAATCAAAGATGACGAATGGTTATTGGACGTTGGGTGCGGAAAGAATCCTTTCAAGGGCTTGGTAAAGAATGTCATAGGAATAGATCCTGCGTTTGACGAGGCTGATATTAAAACTACCATCGAAGATTATGTCGCAGATCGTAGATTTGATGTCGCTGCCTGTCTCGGTAGTATCAATTTCGGCACAGAACTGGATATCCATAAACAGATCACTTCGGTGTGCGATTGGCTGAAACCTAAATCCAGAATTTACTGGAGGGTCAATCCCGGAAGACAAGATCACGGAAACGACATCTGTAAGCAGATCGACTTCTATCCTTGGTCCGAAGCAGAATTAAAACGGTTCGCTGATCTGTATCTTTTCCGTATGGAGAATTTCCAAATAGAATCTGATGGTAAAGTAGTAAGGCTCTACTGCGAGTGGTATAGAGGTTAATCCTCTTTCTTAATCAGTAATTTACCTACTTCAGGCAACCAAAGATACTTGAGATCTGATTTCTTGAGTGTATTGGTTGCCTCACTGATTTTTTCTACCAAAGGATCACCTGCTAGATTAAAACTGGTGTTAAACAGGATAGGGATTCCTTTGATCTTATCAAATTCATCGATGAGATCGTAATAATGAGGGTTTTGATCTCTTGCAACTGTTTGCACTCTGCAGGTTCCATCTACATGAGTGATCGCCGGAATGATATCTCTTTTTTCTGGCAGCACATCGACAGCATACATCATAAATGGAGTTTCTTTTTTAGTTCGTAGGTCGAACCATTCGTTGGCTTTTTCTGCTAAACAGGATCCGGCAAACGGCCTGAACCATTCTCTTTTCTTGACTATATTAACGATGTCTTTGCCATTGATTACCGACGGATCGTACAAAATGCTTCTATTGCCCAATGCTCGAGGTCCTGCTTCAGACCTACCTTGGAACAAGCATACGATATTACCGTCTGCAATCAGCCTTGCTACTTCTGCCGCATTTGATTCTTTTATCTCAAATCCCTCTGTATCCATAGAATCATAATCTTTGCTTCTATCAGGACCTAGATACAACGAGGTCAGCGGTCTGATATTAGATGTTTCTGAAACTAATCTATAGATATAAAGGCATGCTCCAATAACGTTTCCTCCGTCGTGAGCGATCGGTTCGTTATAAAAATCTACATCTGGAAATTCTTTAAGATATTCATAATTGGCCACACAGTTCAGTCCGTAGCCTCCGGCCATGACTATTTTTTTCATTCCTGTTATTTCGATCGTTTTACTAATTAGATCAAAAACTCGCTTTTCAGATGATTTTTGAACTGCATATGCGATGTCTTTTCTGAAGTCTCCTACTAGATCAGGATCGTCGTGCCAAGAAATATCCCCATTAAGTTTAGAAAGTTCCGGATCGAGATCGCATCTTATATAACTTCCGGCAGGATAGTTTGGTTTGATAAAAGATCTGTTGCTGAATCTACCATCGTTTATTTTGATATTCGGATTAGGTTTACCGTACGGTGCTAACCCCATAGTCTTACCTGCTTCGATAGCATGGAAACCTAGAAACTGCGTAACTGCTTCATAACTTTTGGTTATGCCGTGCATGTCGGAAATTTCTATAGGAAACTCCTCTTCTTGTATAGAAAAACTATCTACTAGATTAGTACCATAGTTTTTGTACATACACTGATGTGCAGCAGGGTATGCCATCTTCCAAATAGATTCTACTTCCCAAGTCTGATGCATAAGTTCTTGACTCACTCTACAGCCGCTTCCTGCGCCGTCGATAATCAATGCGGCCGCTTCTTTAAATCCACTGTTATAAAAAGCAGTATAAGCATGAGTTAAATGATGGTCATCGCCTAGTTTAACCGTTTCTACATTATGGCCGGGCTGCATTTTTCTAATGAAACAAGTATAAGCATCCTCACCGGTCCATGGTACCATGCCAAAGGCATTTCTGGTAGCACATAAAATTAGATAGTCTATTTTGTCTGTATAATCGTAGGCGAGTAGCATGCCAGCAAAGGGATTTCCATCGTATTTCAATCTCGATAATCTATCTTCCTCGATATAAAAAATCAATTCGTCATTATGAAACAGAGCTGTAGCCCCATTGTGTCCTACATTAATACCTAAAAGCCACATGCGATTTCCTTATTTTGTTGTTTTCTTGATATGATCTTTGATGCTCTGGATGATGATTTTGAGTTCATCTTTATCAAAAGTCATTAGCATATCATTCAGCCGATCAGCTTCCTCGCAACCGAAACCTGCTATTCTGATAGGACTATAAGCTCGTTGAGAATCTTTCTTTTCGATGATGTTGAAATGTTCTGGATAAGTTGTGTTTATAGGGAAAGTTGATCCGCAGATAACTGTTCCTGGCTTATCAAACGCATAAGCGATGTGTTGACCTACGCTGTCGCAGCCAATGAAATAGTCTGAGGCCTCGATGATCGCTGCCCAATTTCTCAACGGCATAATATCGTTAGGTTGGAAAATAGGAAGATTTACCACTTCTAACTTATGTTCACCCATATAAATGATGTTATATTCTTTGGAAAGTTCGCCGACTAGATCAATAAAGGTAGATTGTTCGAGGCTTCTAGTGCTGCCATCGTATACGATACCTGCTCCCATTTGGCTGCTTCTTCCAAATGGCTGTATAACTATGGTTTTTTCTTTTTGATGCTGAGATCTTACCTGCCCTAATATATCTATAGCAGTCATTTCTTCTTGTTTATTCAAAAAGATATTAGGTTTATGATTTTTATTATTTCTTTCACCTACGATCTCAAACCAAAAACTGTGTTGTAGGCTCGATCGCTGATTATAGTATTCAATATCCCTGTAAGGTTCAGGACTAACACAAATATTATTTTTTATGATGAGGTCGAACAGTCCTTTATGATTTACGTCAAACGCTTTATCTTGTAGAGTAGGATGGCCTAGATAAAATTCCATACCTCCCTCACAGACTATTCCCGCTAATTCTCCTCGTTTTTCCGATTCTTCTAGAGAAGGTATGCTGGCTATAACTCTACCTGCACCTCCATTAATAAAAAACACTTTTTTCATATTATTCCTTTGCCCTTCAGGTAGATATTTATATGCTGTTTTAATGATTATAAGCTGTTCTTGGTTATGTAGTCAAGCAAAAGGTCTGCATAATCCTTGTGCGGGATTTCGTCAAAATGATTTTTTAATCTTATATTTTTTGGATATTTTTCTTTACCCCATTCGAAGAAACTGTGTGCAAAAGAAAAAATTCTAGGATTCGTATGATCTATTAACTTAAATTCTTTGTATGTGCCACAGGTATTAACGAAAAGATATCTGAATCCTTTGTGTTCTAAATAGTTCTGCAGAGCTAAAATTTTTGATTCTGCTTTTTCTTGCTGGAAATCATCTTCCCAAAAAAACATAGAACAAAATTCTGCGGCATCTTTGACTATATCGATGGTTTGTACAGTGCCATTGGCCACGATTCTCATTTTTTGGCTGTGGCTCGGGCTAATAAAAAAAGTTCCAAAATCAGTATGTTCTTGGCTGTCCGATTTAAACTTATAGGCCTTGCCTGCATGATAATAATCCAGTACATGCCTAGCTACGATTTCTTCTCTATGTAATGCTGTCCAACCTATTACTACAAAAATATCATCCGGTTTCGTTCCCTCTTTGATAAAATTTTCTAGATCTATTATGGTTTTTCTAAAAATAAAATCATTAGTGCAAGAATTATAAGAATTATTAATCAACGTTCTGCCCAATGAATTGGCAAGATGGGCTGCGAAAGATTTATTTTTGTTTTCGAAATTTCGATCGTCGTTGCCGAGTATCTCCATTCCAAATACGAAAGAATCACCATTAGCATAGAGAATTTTATTTGAACTGCTTAGAGATATGTTCATATAGTTTTTTAGCATATTCATTATGCGCTGTATGGCCAAAATGATTCCAGCGTCGATGGTGTTTTGAAAAATTTTTTATCGACCATTGGAAAAAAGAATCTCTATCTAAATCATAAAAATTTTTGCAGTTTATATCTATATGTTTTGTAAATGGTAGATTTGACACGGTATTAACAAATAGATGATCGTATCCTAGGTATTCCAGCATATAATGAAGGCTGATCATTTTAGATTCTATAAGAGGAACCTGCAACTGATCTGTCCATAGATATTTCGTACACCAATCTACGATTTCCTTGCCTGGATTGATTGTTATGTCATCTTTTTTAAACGATAGATCCCAACCCGGATTTACAAACATGATACCGTAATCCTTGTGTTCTTTTGGCGCTGATTGGCCTAAAGGACCGTCTTTAGATATTAAAAATTCAGGAAGCTGATCGAGATATCCTTGGCTGCCTACATCTATCCTATTTAAACTGGTCCACCCTATTATCACGAAAGTTTCGCTGGGAACAAAATTTTCATTTACGACATCAAATACAGTTTGCCTAAAAATAAAATCGTTAGATGCACCGCAATAAGAGTTATTGATATATGAATCGCAATCTAGCAAATTAGATAGATACTTGGGAAAAGAATAATTTTTATTTTCTTCTACGGTCGAGCAATCCTCTATGCTTTCCATTCCAAACACAAAAGAATCGCCGTTAGCATAGAGATTTTTATATTTTTTTTGCATATTCATCTTCGCCGTAGATATTATCCAGCAAAAATTGATAGTGGGTCGGTAATGTTTTAATATATGTTTCTACATTATTTCTGTATTCGTAGTATTTTTGTTTTTCTTCTTCTAAGAGATTTATATCCATCTTGTACAATTTAAAAATAGTTTCAGTTATTTCTTTTGTAGATACCGATTTAATTCCTAGACCGGCTGTAATAAACGTAGCTCCAGGCATATTATCTGGATACGTATTTGTTAAAGTTAAATTACTTAAAATAGTAACCCATCCTCCCTCTTTTAAAACATGCCTGTCAAAGATTTCTGGTCGATAATCATTTTCCTGTGTACACCATCTCCAATAGGGAGTATCTGTTCTCGTAGAAAACGCATAATGCATGGATACAAAATCTCTAAACCCTAACAAGATGTTTTCTACCGTAAAATTAAATCCTTGTTTTTCAGAATATGATACATATCCGTTTCGACGATTTAATATATCTGACAATCTAATCAAATTTTCATGAGTGGTCAGCAATCCGGTGGATTCTAATGGTTCTATAAAGCCGTAAGACAGACCGATTCCTACAACGTTCTTTACCCAACATTTTTCTCGATATCCGTGTTTAATATCTATGTGTCGAAAATCAGTATTTTCAACTCGTTCTTCTCCGTATTTTGTTTTTAGATGCGTTTTAAATTCTTTTAGAGCAGAATCTTTATCAGTAAACTTGCTAGAAAAAACATAACCGGTCCCGATCCTAGACCATAAAGGAGTATTCCATACCCATCCATTTCCTAGTGCCGTGCAATTCGTGGTATTTTGTATTTCGTTGATTCGATCTTCTATCTGTATAGGACCGGCCCAGGCGCTGTCATTGGCTAATTGATTTTTGAAATCTATAAATTTCTGTCCCATCCACTGTTCTAATAACAAAGATTTAAATCCAGTGCAATCTATCCAAAGGTCGGATTCTAGTACCAGGCCATCTTCGCAGATTATTTTAACGATATTGCCGTCGTCATCTTTTTCGCATGATACGATATCGTTTTGTATAAGATTAACTCCTCGAGGCAATGCATACTTGTGTTTTAACCATTGTCCGAATGCTGTAGCATCCATGTGATATGCTGTGTCAAACTGGAAATTAAAATGTCTTAATATACCATCTTCGTTTTTGGTCTGTCTATTGTGCTTGGCTAAGAAAGTATTACTGGTATTCATAAATTCAGCAAACGTTTGAGGAGGAAATTCTTCCGGAAAAGCCGCAGCGATCTCAGACCAACTGTTTATGCCATTGTGTTTGTATGCCGGATCCCAATCGCCAAAGGGATATTCAAAATATGAGCCGTCATTTTGTCTAAAATTCGTAAATCTAATAGTATTTTTATATGTGGCTTTACAATCCTTCATCCACATGTCGTCGGTGATATCGAGCATAGATAACCATCTGTTTATATGTCCTAGTGTTGATTCTCCCACTCCTATAGTTGGATAATTTTTAGATTCCACGATATGTACATCAATATGCGGACATAATTTTACGATAGTAGAAGCTGCCATCCACCCAGACGATCCCCCGCCTATGATAGTTAATTTTTTTATATTCATTGATAATCCTAGATGTTAAAAGAAAAGACTTTACGTGATTCGTCGTTGGTCTTTTGAAAAACTTCGTGCTCGACATAAAAATCCCACATAATAAAAAGTCCGTTTTGCGGATTTACGATAACTTGACTCTGCAACTGATTGAAATCAAATTTCGAATGGGGTCTAGGATCATGTATTACTAATGCAGGTACATTTTTTCCTATATCTAGATAATAAGTTCCACTGAAGGTGCAATATTGATGAGCATGCTTGCTCAAATATGCATGACGTTTCATTGAACTGAAAAACCCGTAAGGCTTATACACCGATCTATCAAATTCAACTCCTTTGGCTTCTATTAACGGTCGAGCATAGCTTTCTATCATGTACTCGAAAAATTCTTTTACTGCTGGTTCGTCGTTGACAAGTTGATTAAGATCTCCGTTGGCTAATGTCGATGGATAATTTCCTACACCTAACAAGTCGGTTTCGGTCATTGCTGTATATTTGTCGCAGAGGGGCAAGAGTTTAGGAATGAATTCATGATTAAAATCAGTTAGAATTCTCGTCGGAAAAAAATTTGTAATTTTCATTATATAAGTACCGGTAAACAACCGAGATTAATACCGGGCGCTATGTTTGTTTCTAGATCCATGCCTATCGTAATTCTTTTTTCTTCATATTCTTTGATATTTTTCACGTAATGATTTCTTCTTCCGGGTCCTAAATAAATTTGCCCGACCCGGTTAACAATTTTATATCTTTCTTGATTTAAATCATCGACAAAAATCGTTTCAGTATATTGCGGGTTTATCGATATATATCCGTGAAAAGTAACATCATGGCCGTGGAGTTTTAAAACCTCATCGTACTCGTGAAAATTCAACCAATTTCTCATCCATAGATTAAATGTAGGAGCCGAATATTCTGTACAATATTGTTTGATACAGTTTACAGCATCTTTAAAAATTTGATAATATGCTGGGCTACCCGAGGCATAATTAAAAATGTTATATTTTTTATACAGCCAAGTAACGTCAGAGCTTTCGGAATTTAATCTTTCTTTCAATACATCTGCAATTACATTAGTTTGATATTTGATATCAGATAAATTATCTTCTATAAATTTAGATTTAAAAATCATATATCTAAATTCTCTATTGTTTTCTATGATCTCACAATCCATAATTTTTTAATCTTCGTTTGTACTCATTTGCACACTGCTGTGAAGTTTCTTTTCCGTAATGATGACCGTCTCTAGCTAAATCAGTTGGGATAATTTCCGGAAAAAAATCAGCATTTTCTTCGTTTAAAAAATTATATATTGAAATATCTTGATCGTTATCGGATTCTAGGCTGTGAAATTTAGGAATAAAAGATTCTATGATAGGAACTACTCCGAAATATTTTTTTATACTACGAAAATTCTTTTTAAAATTTTCGATATCATCGGGATCATTTTCGTCATAATGCATCATTCTCATGATGTCATCTTTAGATTCGTCTTTGCTTTCTCTCCGATGAAGATAACTCCATTGTATCAGTACAGCTCTAGGTTTTAATTCTTCTAAAATATACACAGCTTGCTTGGCAATCCAATCATTGCTAGCCCCGTTCAAGCTGATATTGATAGAATTCGGAATTAATTTAGGCCATATATGTTCAAACTGAAGCCCCAACCCCACTGTGAAACTATCACCTATGCACCATATCTTGTCAGTCAAATCCTCAGACCACTCGTCGTCTCTGAAACCTCGCTTATTAAAAAAGTAAAAAACAGGATAAGGATAGTTTTTAAACAATTCTTTATCGAGGCATTGCTCATAACTATCTATGCCCAGTTCAATAAAAAATTTTTCAGAGTACGATTCGAGAAAAAGTCTAGATCTTTCCATACCAAAATTTCAGTTCGTTGAGCGCGTCTTGCAAAATTCCTTCTTTGTCTAATCTTCCTTCCTTTTGATTTTTGTCGCACCAACTGTTATATGCATCTAAGCATTCTGGAAAATTTTTGATTAGCATGGCCTTTTCTGCGAATGTCTGCAATTTAATTGGCATGGCAGATGTTAAAACTTTTGCGCTTTCTAGATCAGTAATTTGATAATAAATATCAGAATATTTTTTAATATTTTCTTGCAAAAATTTTTGATTATCAACGCTTAAACTATTTCTTTTTAACAAAGCGGGCAACGGAGTCTGGTTATTTAATATAGCTGACTCATCTATTTCGGTAAAATTTTCTAAAAGAGGGCTATTCGGTTCGTTAGTGATCATTTCGACTTTTTTAGAAAATCCGCTCATGTCGCTGATCAAATAATGGCATCGATTCCAATCGTTCCATGAAACGCCGAACATCCTTTCCCATCCCCCAGGAGCTTGATCAGGCGGGAATATATTGAGTCGTTGAACGAAATTCTCAATATCATTCATGTCTTTTTCATAATGAAAATAGGTGCTGACATTGAAATGATTCCTAACCCAATCAAGATATTCCAGATATCTGTCAAGATAATTGATCATTACCTCTGTGTCTACATATATTCCTCTTTTGTAAATGTCTTGAAATATTTTAATTTTTTCTTCGTGGCTAAAAATATTTAGATTTTTCGATTCGTTGACTATGCACCAACTTAACCCATGTTCGAAAAGATTTTTCCTTTTAGCCGAAATAATGTAAAAATTATCATTGAGATACTTGTAAAAACTCAACTGATCTTCTAGCGAATCTTTACGATTATTAAGATGGTATAGAGCCAATCTGCTGGTTTTAAAATGATCTGCAGATTTCAATAGATCTACTATTTCATCTAATTTCTGATGGTAGCCCCATTCATCTTTAGGAGGTTTACCTAACATCTCGATTTTAAAATGATCGCTGTAATTTTTTTGAATTCCGTTAGTGAGCTCATGTAGATTGATTACAGGTTTTCCGTAATCATATTGCTGCATGATTATGGTGATAAATCTCTGTAAGAAAGTTGATCCTACGCGATCAGGAGTTAAAATTAGTACGTTCATTCTGGAAATATTGGTTGGGTCATCCTATACGATAGAATGTGGCCGCATGCTGTTTCGAATAAATCTCGATCATATTCGCATTGAACAAAATCTAAAACTTCTTTCATCATGATTCCTGGATCTATCGTCATATAATCTTCATACATCATTGAATATATCCTAGAAACGAATTTTGCATCATTAGGAATCGTTTGATTGGTTTCTTGGATAAAAGGAATTACCCAACGAAAGTATTCTATGTTTTCTTTGTTGAGGTTTTGTATTTTTTGTCGAGCGATTTCTAGTTCACTGCCAGTTATTCCACGTTCTTCACAAAACGTATGAAAGTTTAGCGGAGTCTGAGATAAAACTTTATACAAATAATTATATGTGCATCTTAGAAGATCGCCGTCTGTTATATTGATCTGGACGACTTTCAGCAAAGGTAGTGCTTCTAAAAAAACGTTAATATTCTTGCAATGTATTGAAATCACATGTGTGCTGATATCGGCATCGGGAGCCACTAACAGTTTATTTCTTATATAATCTACTCTCTGTGATTTGGTAAAATTTTCATAATTTCTGTCATAGATTATATCAAGTCCTCGATCTTCTTGGAGGAAATCTTTATAAAAATTAGTGGTATAAGATATGGACCTATTGGCATGTCCAGACCCCACTTGATCGAATAGCAGAGGATCTGAGGTATCAAAACAATTGTATAATAAGCTGGAAAAAAACCATCCGCCTGCTCCGGTTGGATAATGTACAAAAATTACAGGAAAGTCAGCAAGTAAAGGCATGCCTTTATTTAACCTAGGCCGCAAGGCCAACAAATAAATATCAACATGCTAGATCATATAGAAATTTACGACGATGTTATTCCTTTGGAATTTTGTAATAAATTGATTGATCTGTTTGATAAACATCACACTCAAATACAGCATGCTCCAGGATGGATGGATCAAATCGGTATGTGCGATAAAAATCCTAAATTTCCAGGAATGCCTAAACCATACAATTGGGCTAGTGAATCAAAGCAATTAAATGAATTAATCGAGCCGTATATCGAAAAATATAAAATTAAATACGACTTACTTGCAATGTTGCCTAAAAAACTAGATCAAGAAGCGTACAGAATTAAAAGATACAAAAAAAACGAACAGGAGTTCAGGCTACATGCTGACTGTTCAACATTGGTGAACAGCAGCAGATTCTTAGCTGTGTTGATTTATCTCAACGATTCTGATGCCGGTACAGAATTTCCGATGCAAGAAAAAATGGTAGATGCCATTGGAGGAAGAATAGTTGTATTTCCTCCCATGTGGCTATGGCCTCACAGAGGTCTTCGTCCGACAATCGGAGACAAATACATTATTAGTGCCTATCACTGTTACGCTGCCTAAATTATGAAAAAAATATTAAACCTATTTTCTGTTCCTGTTTTAGAAATGGTCATTGACAATGCAGAGCACATTAATTCCAGATTAGTACCTGAAATAAAAAGTCTGTTTAACCGATTGGATCATAAACGTGTTTTAAGTTATAGATGGAAAAACAATATTCAATCAGCTATACAAACCGATTTAGGCTGGAGTTCATTTAACGAACATGATATATCTAAAGATTTAAATTTTAATTTTTTCTTTGAAATTATTAATCCCGTAATTATTGATTTTTTTAAACAACTTCATTATAATGAAAACTGGTATTACACAAATGCTTGGTGTAATGTATATCCTAAGAATTCTTATGTTCCTTGCCACGATCATAGAGGCGTGCATTGGAGTGGAGTTTATTATGCACAAGCAGATACTAACTGTGGAGAACTAATGTTATTGGATCCTAAAGAATATGCACTGGCTTTCGAACCTGAAAATACCATGTTTAGAGGTAATAGAATATCTTCGTTTGAACCTATACCAGGAAAAATTATTATCTTTCCTGGATATCTTAAACATGAAACTGATCCTAATTTATCAGATCGAAATAGAAAAATTGTTAGTTTCAATATAAACTGTCATGAATAAAGTTTATTACCATATAGATAATCCCAATTTATTATACACCAAAATTAAGTTTGACAGTATAGTGCGTCAGCGAATGATAGAATGTGTGCTGTCACAGCGAGACATAGCCGAATATCATGGCGGATATACTTTTGAGATATTAGATCCTTATCATGATTTCGCTGATCTATATAATAGATTTTTAAAAATCGCTGAACATGTCTTTGGGCCGTTTCGATTCAGTGTAAAACACAAACATTGGTGTTGGGCCAATGTCTACAACAGAGAAAAAAATCAGACAAACATGCACGATCATCAAACTACTTCTACGATCAATAGTGTGTATTATCTCAATATACCTAGTGATATGAAAGATCAGGGAAGATTAGAAATTTACAATCGAGGTAAGATTGATTCGTTCTATCCAGAAACAGGAGATCTAGTAATAATGCCTTCTTGGATGCCACACAAACCATGTGATCACGATTCCGACGAATTTCGTATTGCCGTCAACATGGAAATTTCTACAGTAGAAACCGTAGATCAACTATATACTCTTGATAAAATAATGATGAGGTGCATTGATGGCAGATCCTTATAGTTTGATAAGCCGACCATTCCTAGACGAACAGCAGTGTCGAACAATCATCGACCGATACGATCATGATCTCGAACACGTAGAACAATCAGTGTATAGAAAAGTCAATATCAAATTGATCGATGTAGATGAAATAAGAGGCCTCGAAGATATATTATTCCAAGCAAACGAGAAGATCTTTAATTTTGATCTCAATGGCGATTCTGAAATTTATTTCGCTAGATACGAAACTGGTAATCACTATGACAAAATACACATAGATAGCTTGCCAAATATCATAACAAGAAAAGTTTCTTTTACCTTGTTTCTAAACGACGACTATCAAGGAGGAGATTTTGAAATCATCGGAGAAACTCTAAGCTATGATAAAATGAATACCACAAGGAAGGGAAAACTTTTCGTTTTCCCTTCCTTTTTACCTCATAAAGTTACACCTATATTATCGGGTACTAGGTACGTTGTATTTGGATTTTTATTAGGACCTAGATTGAAATAATGGCACGAATACCGGAGCTATGATCACTGCTTGATCACCTTCGAGTTTTTTGGTATCCGAACCTCCTGGACCTTTTACTGTTAATTCTACCTGGAGAGTGTGTAATGTTTCGCCTTTGGCAAATTCTAGTTCGACGACTTCTGTCGTATAGACTTTTCCGTCAATGGTCCATTTGTCAATTTCTCCTACACCGCCGACCGCTCCGGTGAATACGAACTGATCGTGGGTTCTAGTCTCTTTATGATCGACCATAATTTGCGCTGTTGGCGGCCCGGCAGGTGGAAGAGGATGTTCTTGATAGTGCTCTTCCCACCATTGTCCTCCGCTGATCCATCTTCCGTTTTTAAATTTCCAGCCGATATGAACACCTTCGTTGGGGATATCTACCCATTCGTGTAATACATCTGGATGAAAATATTTGGCGGGATCTTCTTCAAATATTTCTATAATTTCGTTATCTACTACTCTAGCCCATGTCATAATTTTCTTCCTTTGTTAATTAAGTAGGATCTCTCCAATAGATCAAAGCCATACCAGTTCCTGCAGGGCTGGCCATCCAGTCAAGTATGCAAGGCGGAAATGCTAGTAATGGAGCTGATCCGCTGTTGTTGCATCTGTCAAAGTTTCCGCCGTAGCAGATGCACATGATATAGCTTCTAAATATGCCAGAGCCTCCCCCTTTCCCTGCTCGGCCACCTAGATGGCAGTTTCCAATTCCGCCACCACCACCCAGCGTTCCGGCGCAATTGATAATAAACGGAAATAACGAATCGTACATTCTACATGCGCAGTCGAACCTGCCCGATGTTCCTAGGCAACAGACCAACAACCAATTTACTGTGCCGCAGGCATTACCACCTTGGGTGTTGCTGACACAGCATTGCATTCCATAGCTACAGAGATCGCAGCATTGAAAAACCACACCTCCTGTACCGGCTCCTTCGCCTGCGATCCTAGCAGGTCTAATACCATATGGGTTAGCTGTGGCCCAACCACAGTATCCCCAGGTATTGTTTGTCACGTTTATATTTCTACCAGCTGATCCACTTCCTTGCATGTCATGGATATCATGCCACGGGTAATACTTTGGATCTGGACCGGGCAACTTATAGCAACTATTTGGTCGTATGGTTGATCCCCATGGAGATCCGTGTTGGAATCCCCAGGTCCACCAATCTTCACGACCTTCGTTGTTGTTTTTGCCGCCCCAACCTCCTGGGCCTGAACGATATCTACCAGACTGGCAGCAACCTTCGTAGTTCTGGCACACGCACCACTGAGCGCATTGCCATTTTGTTCCGCCACCACCTCCGGCAAACGCCGGATAGCTGGTTCTTGGCTGGGTCGGACCACCGTGATTACACGCTGGTCCTACGCAGATACATGCACATATTGGATTTCTCAGCGGGCAGACATCGATATATCCGATGCCGCCACCTCCACCTGCGACAGCACCATATCCTTGACCATAGTTGTCTTGATTATTCCAAGCTGGCGTTCCTGCTCCACCTCTAGAAAAAATCCATGATCCTGCAGAGCCTCCACCGGAGTACATGCCTTGACAGCAGACAGCATTGTCATGAGGTGGATCTAACTGTCTCGAGCTTATTCCGGACCATACCACGCAATAACCGCAGCATATCTGTCCGTAGGTATAGACGCAGGCACCACAGTAGTGGCTAGCACCACCGCCGCACCATAGCCTATTAAATCCAGCACAACCCCCTGTGCTGTTCCAGTCTCCGCCTGATGCTGTACCGCCCGTACAACCGTTGGCACCGCCTCCTGTTAAAGTTATTCCTGTCGGAGCGTATGCAATGCTAGTATTAGCTTCTTGTCGTCCGACGACTATGCTTACTGTACATCCTTCAGTAACTGTGAACGCTCTTTCAGAATATCCTCCACCTGCCCCAGCCATACCGCAACAGTTGGGATTCTGTCCTCTAGATTTACCACCACCGCCGATCGCGATAGCTCTCATGCAGGTCACACCTGCCGGAACTGTGAACGTATAGTTTCCAGGAGCGTCGATCATTATTCGATTTTGCCAACATTCGTTCGGTGCGTAGCTAAATTTGTGTCCGGCGACCTGATAACAGGTTGTTGTTGCATTGTTTGTACAAGAATTTACCTGCGCGGACCCAGTACTTACATAACGTCCCATATTACGCTTCCCTATAGTAGATAATCGCTAGGCCCCAACCTGCGTTGCTGACAAATTGATCTAACAGACAGGGCGGAAATGCCAGCAAAGGATTGCTAGGTCCGCCGTTGCATCTGTCAAAGTTTCCTCCAAAACAAACGCAGAGGAATTGGCATTTCGCTTCTCCGCCGCCGCCGCCGTGGCCCGCTTTAGAAGTGTAAGCACAACGTCCGACACCTCCTGATCCACCTAGCGTCCCAGCACAGGTTATAAAGAATGGAAACAGGGCATCTACCATCTTATATGCGGCATCGCACTGTCCGGTAACTCCGAGATTGCAGATTTTCTCCCAATTCAGCTGTGGGCCACCGTTGTTATTAACCATTCCCACATTGTCTCCGTACATCATAGCGTTGCAGCAATAGAGCATGTACCCACCTGTGCCGGCACCTTCTCCTGAATTGTTAGGTCTCTGACCACATGCCACACCCATACAACTGAATCTCTGATGGAATTCTGCCACATTGCCGGGAGAACCTGATCCCTTGATATCTTGTATGTCCCACCATTCATGTCTTACTGGTGATTTATTATTGTTTAGACATCTTTCTCTAAAACAGGCAGAACATCTAACTCCGAACGGCCAATAGCAATAACCATGCCATCCCCATTCAAATACCCATCCTCCCGATTCTTGTATATCGTCTCCGCCTGGGCCGCCGTCGCCGCCTCTCCATATGCCCTGGATACATTCTCCTTGCCAATTCCTGCAGCAGGAATGCGCATGGGCCATCGTTCCGCCGCCACCTTGGGCAGCTCCCGGATGCGGTAGCCTTGGCCAATCATGATCAGCGTGGCCGTTGTTGTTGAAAATACAGATACAGTTGCAGCAGTTATAGTGCCAAGCAGAATGGGTGCTTCCCCCGATTCCAGCTCCGCCTGCAGCGACTCCGTTGTGCAGATATCCGCAGACACAGGTGGCATCACCGCCACATAATCTCACAGGAGACCCTGCTGATCCGCCTCCGTTGACGATGAGATTACAGCAGGTAGTCCCTCCATTCTGTGCATTTACGCAGGTGTAAACTATGCAATATCCGCAACAGGTAGCGAAACAGAGATATTTACAACTACCGCACCAATGGCTTACTGATCCTGCACAGTGATTGCAGCCCCAGCCGCCGCATCCGCCGAGACTGTTCCAAGTCCCCCCAACTCCGTTGCCAGGAGCACACCCGCTTGCGCCCGTGGCAGAATGTACTGCCACGCTATTACATGATATAGAACTCGTAGATTCTTGTCTTCCTACGGTGATTCCTATGACTGCTCCAGGACTCACTGTCATGCATGTATCGCTGTATCCTCCGCCTCCACCTGCTGCTGAGCAACAGGACCCTATGGTGATACATCTTGGTTTACCGCCGCCTCCTACGACCACAGTTCTCATGCAGGTAACACCTTCTGGAACTGTGAACGTATAGTTTCCTGGTCGATCATAAACTACTTTATATTGCCAGCATTGGGTACCGTCGTAATAACCCTTTCCACCAGATACTTTAAATTCTCTGACTTTTTCTCTGCTAGCTACTGTAGTAACGTCTATTGGTACAAAACGACCCATTCCTAGCTCCTATTTTTAAACTGTTGATGTCTCTATGCCCCAGCATACTGCTGAAACAGATGCAGAACTAGATCTTACTACGATATTTTTTCCTGCATCTATTACGATACCGGTTCTTTCCAAAACAGCATTCGCTGGAATCGTAGATTCAAATTCTATATATTCGCCAGCCGCCGGAGTTCCTGAAGCTGTTACTGCTATCCTTATAGTGATCGACGAAGCAGTTCGATTTGCGACGCTCACAGTTACTACCGCAAAAGTATCGGTGGGGACTGTGTATACGATGGTATCTGTACCGCTTACTAAATCTGCTATTCCTAATCTACCTGTTGCCATATGTTATCTCCATGATATTATTTAGCTTGTTAAGAAGTAATTGAAAGCTAAAGGTGTTCCAGTAATTCCGCCGCGGAATTCGAATGTAGCCAGCATGTTAATAGCACTTGGTGTTGTTGTGGTTATGGTATTAGAACTTATAAAAATAGAACCTGCTGTTACAGAGTTAACATTTAAGCTAGCACCACCACCACCAATCTGTGCCGCGATATAGGCCTTTATCGCACGTTGAGTAGGAACTATATTGTCTGAATCAGCGGTAAAGAATGGATCAGTGCTGAATTCTGTGACTGTAGCAGATCCACCTCCTAGAGTAACATTACCTAGATTGAGTTCTTGCAGACCAGATATGTTAAACGCATCGGCATTTAATGTCGCAACACCCGTGCTCTGTTCGATAGCAAACAAGTCTCCTACTCGGAAATTACCATCTTGGTCTGTGGATGTGAAGAATACCCTTCCTCCGTTGTTTCCTACAGTTTCGTTGTCGGGTATCGGATCATCGAGAGGCGCTCCTGGATAATTGGTTTCCTCAAAATTACCAGTACCTATGTCTAGGAAATCATGCCCGGTCAAGCGAACCTGGCTGTATCTGATCCTGGTTTCGAGCCCATCATAGTGACCCGGCGCTTCTGATATACCTAATATCGGACTAACCTGGAAGAAAGCAGTATAAGCGCCGTCATTTAGTCCAAGGAATGTTATGACATTGACTAATTTAAAAGTTCTATCTGGTAAATTAGAAAATACTATGTTAGAACCAGGAGCAGGACGCTGAGTAATTCTTCTAACTGCTACGAATCCTCCAGGTTGGAAGTTATCTGCATAACCATCGCCGGTATCGATAGAAGCTGAACCTGTAACAAACTGACTACCTCTGTTCAAGAATGTTGGAGTAGCTAGAACTCCTTTTCCTGTTCTTACAGTAAACGGTGCTTCATAGATATTGTTAGGATCGGTGATTGTCATAGTTGGTGCTGTGTCATATCCTGAACCAGGTTCTGATATCCTTACTAGGAATATCTTGTTCTGTGCAACCGCAGCTCTGCCTTTGGCTCTAGCGCCAGTCCGTATCTTGGAAACGTTATCGCTGTTATCACCTGTTAGAGCTACCCATGTTCCTGATCTCTGAGGATTTCCAAATGCCAAAGCGTTCCAGCCGCCGATCTGATTAT